AATGTATATCTCCTAAACATATCTAAAACTTCGTCTTGGTGTTTTTTTCCATAATTTTCAATTAGTTTTGCAATTAAGTTTTCAAAAATTTGATTATTATATTTTAGATATTTTATCTTTTTTAATAAAATAGACATACCATAATTAATAGTTACACTGTTAAAACAGTTATATAACGACATAAACATTCCTTTTATAAGTTTTCGATTATCCCAAGGCGAATTTTGAGTAAAACTGCGCGGATAAACAATTATTTTCTCGGTCGATCGAGCAACTTCATTCCCAGTTGGAATAGTAATACGCACATCTTTTAATTCAATATTTTGAAATCTATCTGTAAAATGATACAAAAGTAGAGCATTTTTTAATATTGAATGTAAATATATCATAAAATTTTCCGTAGATTCGGAGTCTCTACGTACTTGAAACATTTGTTTATTTTCGAGATATCTAAATCTTATAACCTGTGTTAATATTAATAAGTTTTCCATTTGTTTAGCGCGAACATCGAATTCTCTAACGATTAATCGATGTATTCTTAAAGTGTATTCTGGAATTAACGTTTCTAAATCCCTTGTTCCAAATCTAGAATATCGTTTTCTATACATTTATACTATTACATTTATATTTTTTTCCAGATTTCTAAAAAATTATCGTAGCAAAGTCCCGGTCCGCCAGCTTCTATATAATACCTATAAAAATCTTTGGACTTTAAAACAACATCAATGTAGTTTTTATGAGATATATCCAAGTAATTATTTTCCATAACTATTAATTTTATATTATTTAAAATTTCTGGCATATCCATTAAAATATAGTAAAAAACACTTCCACAGTCTAATACCAACGTGTCAAATTCTATATTATACTTATTTTGTAATTCTACTAGGCTGATAGTATTAACCCAGTTATAACCGTCTAACAAAACCTCCGAAGGTATTGTATCCAAATCCTTCTGAATTAGTTTTCTGTTTGACAACGTAGAATTTTCAATATGAAAATTAAAATTATTTAAATCTCGGTTATTTTTTAACTGTTCAGAAATTGTGGAATCACTTTCCAATGTTACAAAATTTTCAAGATTTTGTAATATACTTGCTATTACCAATGAATTTCTGCCAATATTTGAACCAATTTCTAATACCTTTTCGTTTCCGGAGAACGTTCTAACAATCATTTTTTGTTGTGGTAGTTCATCTATTAAACTTCCATAATTAAATTGTAATTTAGAATGTATATCTTTGAGTTTAGTATCTAGTTCTTTTACATTAAAAGTTTCGATTATATTATTGGAAAGATCGACGTTTACTTCATTAAAATGATCGTATATTTCAAATTCTTTATCATCAAATGATATAAGTATTCTTTTAAGAATACTTGGATAAGGATCTGTTAAAATAAGTGATCTAGCGTTGTCTCCAGATGGAATCCTTATTACGTTATCTAATGTTAGTTTAGACATGCAACGTTCTGTTACATCTATAGAGTTAATTCGAGAAACTCCGTATAATATTTTCATATTATAATATGAAAATATTATAATTACGTTTTTTTAACTTATACACCTTTATAATTAAAAGTAAACTTTACAAACCTGATTCCATGTACCAGTATGAAGAGTGTTAGACCAAGAAATAGTTCTACACATCGGACATGGCATATGTCCATTATCTCCGAACAATTTTTTAATACATTGTTTACAAAATGTATGTCCACATTGATCGAGAGTAGTTACAATTACATTATTTAATTCTGAAAAACAAATTGCACATTCAGTTGTATTCTCAATTATTGATTTGTATTTTAAATTAAGTTCTTCTCTTACCGGACATTTCTCCTTTTTATATATTTTACATTCACGCACAATATCTCTAGATAGAGACCTACATGTACAATTACAAGGAATACAGTATTTTACATATATTCTCCAATCCATATGACACAAATATTGATTTTCGGTTAAATTTTTTTTTGGATCACCTCTATCATACCATTTTTTATCTTTTTTAGGTTTATCTACTTTATGTCTTTCACAACAATTACATTCATTCAACATATCTAAAACATCTTCAAATGTTTTGTTCATAATATTAATTTTTGGATATCAAATTTTAGAGTATTTATTATTTAGCAATTTATTAAGTTTTTTCAACTAAATCCCATTCTCCCGTTTGGCGTTTATTTAGCTCGGCACATTTTTCTTCATACATTTTATTAAGATTTCTAACTTGTATAATTAGATCCATGTTTAATTTTTTTAGACACTCCATTTCCGTATTTGGTTTGATGTCTAATGTGCTATTTTCTAACTCAATTAAACACCTGATAAAGTTGGAGTGATGAAATTTAAGTTCTTCGGTAAGTCTAGTCTTTTTAGTTTCGCTAATTTGCTTTAAAACATCCGGTTTTAAATTTGGCGATCCAGGTGTATATTCTTCTAGGAGTTTTTCTATATCGTACAGAAAAAATTTTTTAATATTTATTTCCTTAGTAAATTTTATAAAATATTCTATTGTCTTATCAGATGGTTTAAAAAATTCGTTTTGACTTTTTAAGAGTTCTTTTTTATCAAAAGTATTATGAATATGAGAAAATACTAAAATTGTTTTAAGTGGATCTAGTTGTATCATAGGAATAGAATAATCTTTTAAAAATTCTTTTTCTTCTGCTAAAGATTTATCTTCGTTGTATCGAGTAATATTTAATAGTTCTTTTCTAAAGGCAAAAGTAGCGGCAGTAGCGTGATTTTGATTGTATGGTCCCGCCTGATACATTTTATTTATATGTTTGAAATAAACGTACATCTCGCTAGATCCGGCAATTAAAATTTCCTTGTTGGACATTAACATATCAACTGCATGCTGAATTCTTTCTGGTGGATAATAATCGTCGTCATCCATGTAGACTATAATATCACCTGATGTTTTTTCGTGCATTAGATTTCTTTTAGCTCCTAGAGTAATTTTAGTATCTAGTTCGAAATATTTAATCTGAGATATTCCAGACTTTTCAACTAGGTCTTTTATTTTATCTGTTCCATCATCAACTATAATCCATTCAGTCTTATCTCTTGGATAAGTCTGATTTTTAAAACATTCGAACATAACATCTATAAATGGTCTACGATTAAAAGTTGGAGTACACACACTTACAGTTGGATAAAATTTGGGATGTTTCTTCTTAGTCATATTATTATAATAATAATTTTATCTTTTAAATAAATTTATTAAATTTATTTAAAATTCTAGTTCTAGTAATAGGTCTTATTCTTCCCAAGGGAAGACGCCTTTAATAATTATTAAAATTTACTTTTTGGAACAACATCCTGACCATCTGGTGTAGAATTTGGTATCACGTTTACAAGTATGTGCTTAGATAAAATAAACTTAACTAAAGAAGAAATTTCATTATTCATTTTTTCAAGTGCCTCATCTTTTTCTGATAAAAGCTTCTCGAGTCTAACTATCTCAGCACGAAGATCTGCTATCGAATTCATAATTACGCATGCTATGCGCTCCCAAGGGAGCGACTAAAATCACACATGGTATTTTTTTGGGGTTTTATTAATTTAATAAGATTCTTTTACAACTCCTCCGTTTGGGCACAAAAAATAGTCTAATTCACAGCACATACACGTAGAGGGAATTCCTATGCACATCGCACAACGATACTGAGTGTGCATGTAAAAGGTCTTGGGGCGCTCCGATTTAGAAAGAGTAAAATTAGCCCCGGTCTTGTAAACTTGAACCAACGACCCCGGCGGGATCTCCTTTGGAATTTCCCAGTTTATCGGCTCAAAGGTTTCCCCGGATAGAACTTTTGAGCGCATGAAGAGCGAACGATTAGTTTCGCACCACATATGTACAAAAACCTTGTACCAGCCATTGCGCATTGAGTCGTAAACGACGTCGACCCACAACCATCTGTCCTTGAAGTTCTTGGAAAAGATACTTCTCCACTTCGTAACAAGACGTTCGCGCGCATGATCCCAAATCTTACAGGTATATAGCTCATCGGGAATCTTGCGATGACAGAAGAGGGACAATTGCTGCGGACTTGCGTAAATCGATCCAAGATTTGGCTCTAAAACCGCGACAATCTCAGTCTCTGTATCGGTTGTGGTAACTGAATCATTGGTAACAGACGCATTGGTAGTAACGGATGCCTCGGAGATCACGGACATATCTATGCGTTTTTCGTATAGCCTCAATTCAGTTATGAGTTCCCGAAGGAACAGCTGTTTCAATTTTAATTCATTTAAAATTTTTAAGGTTTATTTTTTAAAGCAATTAATTCTGAAGTCGACGGCAACAATTCCATCGAAGTATGTGGCGACACGGACATCTACAATTAAATTCTCTCAAAGAATTGTAATTTTTTAATCTTTTTCTATTTAAACACCATTCTATGTATCCGGTATTAAGTGGAATAAGATTTTTTGGTCGATTTACTTTATGCCTCGAACAACAGTTGCAATTTTTGTATTTTTCAAATATTCCATGTAAGTCCATAAATGTAGCAGGCCAAACCTTTGCACGACACAACGGACATGCTACCCGTCCAAACCAATCTCTAGGTGCTTTATCAAAATAATTAGAGATGCATTTTTCGTGAAATCTGTGTTCGCATTTAGTTATTACACACGCCGTGTCTAAAATATCTAGACAAATAGAACAGGCGTCTTCACATGGCATACATTCTTTTGGTATCTTTGTAATGTCATCTGGATTACAACCCATGCGTTCATTACACTTATGAATTTTTCGTTTAGTTACCCTACACCAACTCGATTCGCATGCACAACCTACACCATTAGGTATATTCAAAAACATTCCCTCACATGGCTGCACAATACTAGGTTGTGCAAATGATTGTAAATGTTCTAACAAACTAGAGGTAGGTATGTTTAAATAACTTGAGTAATTATTAATATAATTAGGATCAAAGTCGTTATCTTCACCTGGATATAACGTAGACATTTTCAAGTGTGTTATGAGCTCCCTAAGGAGCTATTTAGGTCTACATAGTATTTTTTTTCAGAAAAAATTTAAATTTTTCTTCACGCACTCTTAGACTTGCCTCAGAAGCAAAACTTTCGTATAAATTAAGAAGACTACTATGAAACTCTTCGACACGCCTTCTAAGTTTTAGATCGGCGATATCCGATAATGTTTTATTCATGTTTTCACATTTTAATACAGTTATTAATTCTCTTTTTGTAAATAAACCTAATAACTGAATTATTTTTTCCTTGTTTTCAGGTCTATCTGTAATTTTAGGATGTGGGGCGATAATAATACCAGCCTCTAAAAGCATATAATAATTACATTCAGACATAATCGCTTCGCGCATGCTATGCGCTCCCTAAGGAGCGACTCATCACAAGATATGGACACGGCATTTTTAATTTTTAATACTTGTAAATGTTAAAACGACACAGTCTACGCATCTCGGAGCGGCACGAACAGTGGCACGTAGGAGTACATTCTCTCAGTCTAAACAATAATTCGAATACTACCCTAGCACGCGGGTCGCTACATTTTCCAAAGTGTTCTACATTTTGGGCACCCGCACAAAATTTCGAAGGGCGGCGGCGCTTGTGATGCTCACAGCAGTTGCAGTTACTCCATACATTAAATCTGTCCCTAATAATATCATAAGACGTCGCGCTTAGTCGAGTTCTACACAAAGGGCACCTCTTCCAGTTTCCCCATGAATCTTCCTTAACCTTGAAGAAGCATGAACGATGAAAAATATGGCGACACGAAGTAATACAACCCATCTCATCTTCCATTGGGCAAAGACAAATCGGGCAGTCATCCTCGCATTCAAGGCAGTCTACAACCACTTTGATGCTAGATGCTCCAATTGGTGGAAGCGGCTTGCACTTTCCATCTGGACACAAACAGCCGATGATGTCAGTTTTTGACAACGCTGGATTCATAGACTGCATTACAATTGCATTACGCACTAGAGTTTCAATTTCGCGCGGGCAAACTCCATTATTTTCACAAATTTCTGGATTCTGACGAAGTAGTAGCCACGCGGTGTCAGAAGGGCTTCCGAAGTCTCGCGGAATATATCCAGGGGGTGGAATAGATACACCGGAGGCATCTGACACAACGGGGGTCGATGGCGTCTCTTGAACATATTCGTCAGCGCCGTTGTCAGACACCTCGGGGTCGTAGCCAATGCTCCAATCGAAAGCGTCTTGACTAGATACCTCAGCAGCTTGAACGGTGGACTGAGTTTCCTCTTCAGGTTCACCAGCGGATATAATTTGCTCTCGAATTATATCTGGATAAGTTCTACGGGCACGAATAGCTGTCTCATAATCTTCCGTTGAGTATAAAGTTCCGTACTCAGTTCCGTACACAGTCATCGCTACCTCAAAGTTTCTCAAGCGTGTTATGATCTCCCTAGGGAGCGATAATGTAAATTGTGAAAATTATGCGATAGTATTGTTCACAATTTACATTATTTATATAAACTACTTTTTAGGTATTAATTTTTTTAGCAATTAATAAAATTAACGTCCGCCATATCTTCTATTAGAACGTGTACCAAATCTTCTATAAGAACGTGTACCAAATCTGTTAGTTCCCGATCTACCAAATCTACGCGCTTCTGGAACCACAGGATCTGTAGGTGTAGTATTCATATTATAAACATTCCAAATAATGTATGCAAATACACTTATAAGAATGGCTCTTCCAATTAAACTTCCCAAAAAGAATTTACTCATTGACATTTATTATTAACTAAATAAAAAAAAAATAAATTTAATTAAATTAATAATAACAGATGAATACACTAATTTTATCCGCTATATTATCTACAACGGTAATGTCTATTTATTATTTAACAACATTTAGAAAAGAAACAAAAAATGAGAATTATTCAAAATTTTTTGTTTCTATTGCATTATTTTTATTATTGTATATAGCTACGTTTATTTTAATTTTTAATACAATAGAAGTTTATAAATCGTATAGTAAAAAAACTTCTATATATAATTCTACGAGTTCTAGAAGATTACGCGAAGATGCTTTCGCGCGCATTTTAGCTAGTAGGGCATCGGATCCAGACAACGTGATTAATCCGTTGTTTGATCGATCACCTCAGTTTTTAAGCGGTCCGTTCGGTCCGAATAACCCTAGAGCGAATCAGATAGCATATACTTTTTATAACGTTTAATATTCTATAGTTAATAGAGTGATTGACATTAATATAATAATTAACAAAAAACTACTATTAAGTATAGCTTCATCAAGTTCGGGTACAATAAGTGCGAATATGGCGCTAGTTCCCATAATTCTATTATCGTTGTAAATTATAGAAATTATATATATAACAACTACAGCAAAAATCACCTGTTCCATTTTGTCGATATAAAACATAATTTATAATATAAAATTAAAAAAAAATATTCTAAATCGCTCCACCGACTTTTTTATTAACGGAAAAATAAAAAATTGCTATAGCAATTATAGCAATTATAGCAATTATGATAAGAATATAATATTGTGATATAAAAGAGGGTTCTTCCGCTGAGTTATTCGAAGTACTGGACTGGTTATTCGAAGTACTGGGTTGGTTATTCGAAGTACTGGACGGGTTATTAAAATTCCTAGGTTGGTTATTCGAAGTACTGGACGGGTTATTAAAATTCCTAGGTTGGTTATTCGAACTAATGGGTTGGTTATTCGAACTAATGGGTTGGTTATTCGAACTAATGGGTTGATTATTCGAACTAATGGGTTGGTTATTCGAACTAATGGGTTGATTATTCGAACTAATGGGTTGGTTATTCGAAGTACTGGACGGGTTATTAGAAAACGGTAAATTAGAGTTTAATGTATTATTCAACGTATTAATGCTCGCTTGAATAGCTTCATTTGTAAAACCTGGTTGCACATCGTAATTTTCTTCCTCACCACTTCCGTAGCCTCCATCAGTGGTATTACTCGCTATAAAACTCATTTAACATAACAAAATAAAAAAAATTCTTATATTTAAATAAGAATTTTTTTATTAGAGAAGGGTCTTACGACACCCCGAAGGATGCTGCCCGTTAAATAATTATTTGAATCCAAAAACGTCCGCATATGTACTTCCGCAGATACATTTAAACGTGAATCGCGGCTTATAGCCTTCTTTAGCTTCTTCAATTCCCTCCCGAAGTTCGAGCATTCTGCGAGTGTCGTCCACTTCAAAAACGAGATCCTCGAATTCTGAAAGTTCGGAAATATTTTTCACAACTAAGCGTTGTTTTCCTGGAGGAATCTTCATTGGAAAATGAGTAGGAAACACTCTTCCATAAGACGTTGCGGTTGCCGTAGTAATAAGCAGAAAAAAAATTGTGAGCACAGAATTCAGCATTTGATACTTTTTTTCAATTAAGCTATGCACTCCCTAAGGAGCATAGCTTAATTTTTAATTGTAAATGTAAATTTTTATTTTTCATTTACATGACAAGTGTGACATTTAAATGTAAATTTAGTAGTCTTGTGTTCTTCTAAAAATGCTATTACAATTATTTTCATACTAATAGGTTTGGATGTATCAGGCCAAACTTTTTCAAGTGCTCTTTTAAGTAATAAAGGGCGTTCTTCGCCTTTACCGTGACACCGTTCGCTGGCAGAAGCACCACAATCGCTACACTTAAATTTTTTAACGTATGTTCCTGTAAATGTATTTCTTATTAAATTTGTAAATACACATGATCCATAATCTCTAATAAAATCTTCATGACTTGTATCAATTACATTTGTTTTCCACTTAGTATTATTTTTTTCAATACTAGCAATCCTACTAGTAATATAATCACTGTGCACATTTAATGTAGTCATACACCTTTTTCAATTAGGCTATGTACTCCCGAAGGAGCAGCCTATTTTTATTTACATTCACATTTACATTTACATTTACATTTACATTTACATTTACATTTATTTTGAAATAAAATTCGCGAGCAAATCAGCGGGTGTTGCCTTCCCCTCCCATTTATTGATAGCGCGAAATGCATATCTAGCAGTCCACCACAGTTGCCTTTCAACTTCGCACGTGGTCTTGGAAGGACAAGATTCTGCCCATACACGCATATGGGACATACTGGACATCTTAGAACAATGAGTTTTCCACTCGAGTAAGGCACTTTCAGCACTTCGTCTTAATCTCAGAGGAACTCGGGAGTTATAAGAATCTGCTTTGACTATTCCATTTAATCTCCAATGCTCCAATTCCGCACTTTCAAGATTTGCCTCTGCTTCTTCGAGACGTTCTTCAGCAAAATTTAGTTCTGAAACTGCCGTATGATAAGTGTTCCACTTACACGAGTCTATGTCTTCGTATCTAATGAGTGTACTCACGCCGATTCTCTCAAGTTCTTTAGAAGCATCGAATGCTCGAGTAGTAGTAATATCGAGCTCGTCCTTGCATTTTTCAAGCTGATAAGAAGCATCGCGTAAATTCTCAGAATTTTTTAGATGAATTTCCTTAGCTTCACACTTTGGATATCCATATACAATATTCCACGATTCAGCGGAATCTGCAAGAATTTTTGTAGATTTTGATAAAACCGCAAGTCTGCAAAGATGTACAGCGTCTAACTCTTGAAAAATCTTAGACTTCAAATCGTCTGGTAGTATGTCCATAGTTCTCGCGCGGACTTATACACCCCGAGGGGTGCTGCCGGTTCATGCTATTTTTTTGGTATTTATGTAATTTCACATTACCACTTAACACCCGATGACTAGTTTGATACGCGCCACTTCGAGACCTAGCTTTTCAAGGTACTGATCGCGTTCGGTCTCAGACTCGCGAATAGCAACAAGAACTCTGTGAACACTTGGAAAAAATTTTCTTTGCAAATCTACTTCTGCTGCCCGGTTCTCTTCCAATCTTTCTCGGGCTTCATATGCACCCATGGTAGCAAACCCTTCGTATTCTGCAAGCTTTTCTTCGGACTTTTTGACACAAGCGGTTGCAAACACGTAGTCCTCCCCGATGTCGATTGCGGCATCAAGGGCGCTGATAAGAGAAATGCTCTTCCTACAGGGTTCTTCGGCTATGCGCATAGCCTTAGAATGCGCAAGAGCTTCTTTAGCGCGATTTGCAGCAGCCTCTTCTTCCTCGAGGGAAATGCGGATAATTTCTTGCTCGAGAAATTCTATTTGAGCTCTGAGCTCAGCAACGCGGGAAGACATGGGCGATTTTCAAGGGTGCGATGCGCTCCCTAAGGAGCGTCGCGGGTAAAATATTTTAATCTAGGTAGATTGGTCGAACGTGGATACACCACAGGATGAAAGGGGTTGCACACATAAGCATGAGTAAGACGTATGTAGCGATCATTTTCGCTGGCCTTATGCTCTCCCGAGGGAGCGCTGCCGTGAAAAAGTTTATCTAGTGGTTCGCAACGCAATGTAGCGTATGTACCACAGACCGACTATGAAAAAAATAATAAAGACTGGAAATCCAGAGCCTTTGGCTTGGTAACTACAATCTTTTACGCAGCTCATTTTCTCACTGGACTTATGCGCTCCCTAAGGAGCGCTGCCGTAAATATTCTATTTCCGTAAGGCGCGGTGAAGATTGCGAAGTCGGAACGTGTCGGTGTCAAAAGTTCCTCTACGTATAAAAATCTCAGACTCAAAAAGTTCGAGTTGTAGTATTTCTTCCCTGAGAAACGGCGAAGTAATCCAACTCTCTACGGCACGCTCTCTTACAAGATAACCGCGTCCCCACGGACCGGAGTACAATGCAAGAGAGCCGTGCACAGTGTTCTTCATTGAACACACTGTTCGCTTCTCCGCTTCGTCGATAAGGTGTTTATTAGCACTCGCACGTTTCTCGACGACCTCGCTCCACATACACGCGGAGTGAATAAGAGCACTTTCTGCTCGAACTACAATGTCGCGAGAGTCTTCCTTGGTATACATCTCTGTCTGACTTTTCCAGACTTCGTCGTCGTCTGCTATCACTCGGAGACGCTTTGACACGCACGAAAGGCGACACAGCGTATATGGATTGAGAGTCTTGCAAACGTTTCGGAGTAGATCATCTGGAAGGGCTTGCATGATTTTCAAGGGTGCTTTGGCACCCCGAAGGGTGCTTCCGCCATGCTTTTTTTGGAGTTTTGGATTTTTAAACTATCGCGTCATCAAACAAAGCCTGCAAAGCGCTTCTCACAATATTGTTGTCCCCCACGAGCCGCCCGCCTAGCAATCCTCGCAGCACGCTTGTCCTCCTTTGACTCGTAAGGAGTTCCAGTCGGCTTACTCTTGAACACCTCAACGAGTTGCTTTTCGAGTTGTGCGATGATTAGCTTGTTTTCCTCGAACTCACGAGTAAGCCTTTCTTCGTAGGCCTTGCGCTCAAGCTCTTGTTGTGCAAGGTACACACGTTCGCCTGTCTCTTCCTTTTCGGAGAGAGGCTTAAAAATGGCGCGGTTCCAGATGTATCCAAAGGAGTGCATCATGACTTTGAGAATATGAGTTTCCCCAATCTATCTATTAAGATAGATTCTTAGATATAATTAATTTTAGCAATTAATTATATCACAGAGACGTGGACTTACACACCCCGAAGGGTGCTGCCAGTTCATGCCATGCTATTTTTAGGGGTTTTTCAAAAAAATGAGCTCAATCTCACATCGTTGAATCGTCACTCCAGCGAGAAGTCATTGGCACTTGCTGACCAACCGGAGTCTGCTGAGCCTCCGGAGTCTGCTGACCCACTGGGTATGGCGCAGTACACGGAGCCAGCACTCCATTCTGTCGCGTGATCGGCACTGGAAGCACCACGTCCGGATTCTTAGCCTGTGCCTCGTAATACGAGCGCACTATGTCCGCGTGATCAGCCTGAGTAGTCCAGTTAAGAGCATCCGGGTTGGGACGCTCGGCATCCGCACGCCAGTTGCATACGATGCTAAGGTCTTCACGAAATGGAGGTGTGTCGAGACGCTGAAGCATCGACACGCCGTCCGGGGACCTTGGGCGCAACGGCGATCCGCGCGTGCTAACAGTGCGCTTTGGAATCGGAGGAGCCATCGGAGGGTCTTCGTAGTCCTCGTAGGTCTCGGCATAAGAAGCATCGCGGAGAAGCTCTTCACGCACACGTTTGATGTCGCGGTTGCTGAACATCTTTGATTCTCTCATTTTAAAGTATGTTAAAATGTCTTAAGGTTTATATTTTTTAGCAATTTAAGTATTGTTTAATAACGGACTTACTACACCCCTAAGGGTGCTGCCGTCATTTTATTTACTCAAACGTCCAACGGTGCTCGAGAATCTCGAGAGGTGGTGAGTTCCCCCATGGTTTCTGTGCACAACAGAAGGCGGGTGTGTATGTCGAAGAGCAACGTGTACTCACACAGTATGCGGGTGCGAAAGTAAAAGAGCAACGTTTATGATCCACGAATGCGTGCTCCCACTTCTTTACATCTGCATTGGCATCTATGAGAGCATGCTCTGCCTCAATTAGCTTGAGGTTGAGGTCGCGGTAAGCAGCAGCGAATGTGTCATCGTCGCTGCAACGCGGAATGCCCTTGAGTATCGAATCGATACACTGTGCCACGTTGTAATAGTGAACCAGAGCATCGGCAGCGGCTACACGAAGTTTTTTGGGCACACGCAGCATGCGATATGCTATAGCGTGCGTCCGCTGGATAATTCGCTTCTCATTCTGTGCGGTTTCCCAGGCTGCATACGCGCGGTCGCGTCGACCGATTGCATCTTCAGATTCGTCTTCAGTGCTCCCATCAAATTCGGAGTTGCTCGCAATTGTAGCAGCAGCATTGCATTCCTCGGTCTTAGAGAGCGAGAGAACACCGAGCTCCAAAAGGATTACCAAGGACTGCCCCTTGGTGAAGCCGTGGACAGTTTCCCAGACGCTGTCATCGTCGGCTGCTACTCTACAGTCCTTAGACACCGTGGAAAGTCTGCAAAGCATCACTGCATCGAGTTCCTGAAAAATAGCACGAAGCAAATCGGTAGAGAGAGAGTCCATTGGTGGATTACCGTCGTTAAACCATAACGGTTGTATCTTAGACATAATAAATTTTAGCAATAATTTATTTTCTTACGCAATTTGGAACTCTTCTTCCAGACTTGTTTTTAGTTCCCACCTTTTTGTAACCCTCCCAACATTTTCCAAACATTGCTTCCTCTTCTTTAGAAATAAAAGGATTTTTAGCCGGCATATTCTCTCGAATCTGGATAATATTTAATAAATGTTCTAGACCAGCAATCTCCAAAGACCGAAAAGGACCGGAAGGCATATTTAAGGCGCGCTGGAGGTCTTGCCTTATTACACCCGGATTAGATAATTTAATTGTTATATTATTAAAGTACTGCAGGGGTGTATATAATTGTATAATTCTCTCTATAAATTTATTTGCTATATGTTTTTGCATGCGTTCAATGCGGTCAGACGGTGAATATTCTGATAATTCGTATATAGAGTACCATACTAAATCGAATAAAACGTGCATACTATTTATATCAGTCGTGGTTCTTAATTTTGTAATGAAATCGCTGATTAAATTATCTTCAAAGGCTCTTAGAGCTAGAGATTGACTATTCGGATCGTACTGATGAAAATAGCCACCCATTAGCGGATTCATTTATTAAATAGTAAATATAATAAATTAACTTAAAAGATAAATTTTTTATAAATATAAATGGCACTAGAAATATTTCAAAAATATTACACCGACAAGGTAAAAAGTCGTGATTCAACTGAATGTCATAGATATGACGTAACATACGATGAAATTTTTAATAATAAACGAGATTCTGTAAAGAATGTTTTAGAAATTGGTATAGGATTAGGAGATCATTACAATTATAGAATTAAAGTATATCCGCTATATCAACAAGGATCATCTTTAATGGCATGGAAAGAATATTTTCCTAATGCCATTGTTTACGGGTGGGATATACTAAAATGTGAGCCTATCAATATTCCAGATATAAAAACATTTTGCGTAAATGCTACAAAAACAGATGACATAATTAATTTTTTTGCTAATAATCCTATTAAATTTGATTTTATATTAGATGACGGCTCTCATAGACTTGAAGATCAAGTTAAAGCATTTATGTTGTTACACGAATATTTAGAAGTAGGTGGTATATATTTAATTGAAGACGTATTGCATTTTAATATTAATACATTTCAAAATCTTTCATGTTTTCCAAAGGATTTTTTAGAAAATATAATAAATAAATTATTTAAAGTTACATATCATGATACACGCAAAATTGGATTAGATAACGATTTTTGTGTATGTTTTACAAAAATATAAAGGTTAATAAAATTTATACTTAATTATTCAATTTCAATAAAAATATTAATTATTGAAATTGAATAAATGGACTTACTACACCCCGAAGGGTGCTGCCGCTTTAAAAATTAGTCGTTGCACCACGCACGTACATGTATCTCCTCCTCCGTCTTGTTAAGTCCCAACACGTAGTAAAAATGTACTGAAATAAATGTTAAGGTGGCAGGAACGGAAAGCAGCACGGTGATAAGAAGAGCGTCGGCGACCATTGTATCGAAGTTCTTGGAATGTCGTTCAAATTAGTAATCAGATTCTTAGTCATCATTAAATTCTACAATTAAGAATCAAAATGAAGCGGACTTATACACCCCGAAGGGTGCTGCCGTAAAATGTTTAAGTTAAAATCTAGAACTCCACCAGATGCTCTCATCCTTGACACAACACTCGCCATCGCAGACACTGTAAGAATCTTCTGAATCTACTTCTTTACAGAAATCAGCGGATTCTCTACGGATTTCCACGAACGCTATACGCCCATTGCAAGACCACAGGTCGTACCTATTGGTCCATAACTCGATGTGAACCTGAGCAAGTAACAAGGCACGAGCGCCCTGATCGAGTAACAAGGCGCGGGCGTGTGAGAAAATTTTGAGTTGGAGGTCTTCCGGAAGGTTGTAGAAACGATTTTCCATGTGTCAAATCGTCGCGTGGACTTATACACCCCGAAGGGTGCTGCCGCGTCTAAACTTAGTCTGTCATAATAAGTGGTTCATCAGGGTTTGCCCAAATAGAGCGAGCACAGCAGGTCGCTACCCACCACTTGGTCGTTTGAGTACCAAGTGCCTTCTCGTCGACCAATATCGCTACATCCTGGTTTATCTTCGTGAGACGGGATCTGGCTGCGTCGGCAGACGCGACGACGGCGGGCGTCCAGAGCTGTGGCTTCTTCAACTCCGCGTAATACTCAATCCTTGTGCGTGCGGCATCAATGCGTATAGAAAGCGGAACTCGCAACATCTGAATTGCTACACTAAGGTCTCTAGTTGCTTTGTCGAGGTTCCCCGTTGTGTCTTTCCATAGACGGTGAGCATTCGTCAATTCAAGACGTTTCTGTTCTGCGACCACCCAGTCGCTGGACGGCGCTCTGAAGAAGATTTCGCCAGCTTTCAGCTCAGCTCGCCTCGCTACCCAGAGCAGGTCGCCTAATTCGCGAATGCGGCGCTTGGACTCAGTGATTATTTTCATAGACTGCGTCCTAGTGAAACCGTGCACGTATTTCCACGTGAAATCGGAATCGGCGGCAAACTGAAATTCCTTAGACACCTGAGACAACGTCAAAAGCGTCACCGCGTCCAGTTCTTGGAAAATTGCTCGTAGCAGATCGTCCGAGAGCTTGTCCATATTTGTAAGGGTTTCCTCACGTGGTCTTATGCACCCCGAAGGGTGCTGCCGCGTCAATCAAGATTTACTCGTAGTGCTGCAAGTAGTGGCGAGCATCGTCTTCATGAAGTCTGAATAAACCGTATGAAAACAGATAGAGAGTTGTCAGCAACACAGGCGGTCCAAGCAAAAGGTCGATTGTGGCCGCCAACAGTGCTGGCATGCAAAGAAACAGTGTGATGAAGAGAATAAACAGAGTATCTTGAAATATCATTTCGATACTTGGTTTCCTCAATCTAAAACATCAGTCTGTGCCTTAGGCTTAATTAAATTTAGCAATTAAATAGAACGGACTTACACGCTCCCTAAGGAGCGCTGCCGTCATGCTGTTTTTTTTGGCTTTTAAAATGTAACACCCTTTCCCAACGCATCTGCCAATGCATCGATTTCTGACTTAGGATACCACGCCTGTTCGAATGCTCGCCGGTCTGCCTCGAAGTTCTCCTTGAGCGCTTCGATAGAACCCACTAGCTGTGCAGGAGTGTACTCTGGGATGAAGCTCAGAATAGCCTCGAGCAGCTCGTCGCTTACCGTATCGGATTCATCGATCTTGTAAGAATCCACAAGGAAGGTTTCGCGAAGCTCCTGAAGAACTGCTGGGTGTAGGCAATTCTGCGAGACCGGATTATACCAACCAGTCATCGCGTCTTCAAGGTATTCCACGCGTTGGTCTTCAGTGAACTTGACAACACCGAACATGACTCGCTTGTTGAGCGCCCACCCGATTTCACACAGGGACGACATATACTCGGCGGCCTCTGGTTCAGTCTTCTTGCCCGGCACGCAGTAAGGCATGTGCACACGCTTCGGTTCGAGTTGGTATACTTCGTAGTGGCAGTTCATCGCCAAAGGTGTCTCGAATAGGACTTATGCGCTCCCTAAGGAGCGCTGCCATCATGCTGTTTTTTTGGTTTTGGGTTTAGTTGCACCACGAGACGTGCCCGTGCCAAAGGGAGCACTTGTTGCAG